GCATCATACTCATAAGAGATAGGACTCCATCCTGAACCCTCACGGAGAGCTGCCTCAGAGAACTGGATGGCACCAAGCTCACCAGTCTTAACAAGGAACCTGCGCTCAGTAAAGTCAAGGTTAGCACGGCTGATGTTGTACAGGCAGGTCATGAACCTCTTCAGAGAGAAGTTGTTGTAGAACTCTGTGTTACCTGCCTCCATCTGCTGGAACAGACCAGCACCCATGCGGATAACCTCACCAGACTTACCAATGTCAAGATACTCACCATTTCCATTGCGGTTAGAACGTGCAAATGCCAGTGCCTTGTTCTTGGCTGCATTCCACTGCTGCTCCAGTACCCACTGCTCATAGTGCATCCACATGTCATAGGTCTTCACTGTGTAGCGGCCATTGGTCTCAACCTCTACAGGAATACCGAAGGCAATCTTCTTGTTGATGAGGGCACCAGAAACCTTGTGCTGCATACGGAGAGAAGTGAACTCATTACGCATGGCAACAGGGCTTGAGAATGTAATGTCATCAACCTTGCGAGAGAACTCACGCTCTACAGGAGCAAAATCCTTAGAGAACCTGCGTCCAGGCTGGAGCTGCTCAGCTGGCATTCCACCAACTACACTACCCCAGAGCTGTACCTTGTAGCGGATGTTAGTACCCTCACGATAGCCATCACCAAGGATGCGGAGAGGATAGATCTCATTGAGCTCACCTACAATCAAGGCACCATCAGCAAAGAGGTCCTCATCAAATACAACATAGAAAGGCTCGCCGTTTGTACCAACATTGCTGTCATTTGGACCGACTACATTGCCATCCAGAGTCCTTGCCTCCACTAGAGGAAGGTTCTTAACCATAGAGCCGATAACTGGCCATGTGTACTCCTCGTCACTCTCAAACTCCTTGGTGGGGAACTGTGAGAGGAAAGTGTCCAGAGTCTTACCCTTGTGGAAAGCAAGCAGCTGTACCATCAGATTTGTGGCCTGCTGTGGCTGCCTTACGAAGATACCTCCGAGGTGGTTCAGCTTACTGGTCTTTCCCCAGCTGTCAAACTCCAAACTTTGAAACTTACCTAATTTACCCATTTTATTAAACGTTAAACATTAAAAAACTTTATCTTTTAATGTCTAGAGAGCCAGCTTGAATCCTCCTTCAAGAAATGACTCAGGATCGGATTTCCTGCTGCCAACCAAATTCAGACTACCATCAGAGCTTCTCCTTGTGTTCTGGAGAGTCTGCTCCAACTCCCTAAGACCTTTTTTCATTTCCTTCCTGACCTCTGCCTTGGCAAAGGACTTGAAATCCTTGAAGCCGTCAGTCAGAGTAAAGAAGAGACCTGCAAATTTCAGGAACTCACCAGGATGCTCAGTCTCAAACTTCTGGATAGCTGTCAGGTACTGGCCTGTCTCAGGATCCTTGTAGATAGGTCTGGAGATATTGTCAAACACCTTCTTGCGAATGTCCTTTGAAATCTCCATGTCTCCCATCAGGTCCTTGTCCTCAAGGAGGGACTTCTTCAGCTTCTCCTCCTGCTTGAGCCTTTCCTGCTTAGCTTTCTCCGCATCCTTCTGAGCCTGTTTAAGCAAGTCATCATACTGCTCCTGGAAATACTCCCTGTTACTCTGGAGGGCTTCCTTTGCATCTTCCACATCATTGCCATTGTCAATGCTGCGCTGTGTAAGCTGCTGTGCCTTCTGAGGCTTGTAGCCCTTGTTGATGAAATCCTGGTAGATAAGCCTCTGCCTGAGCTGCTCACCACTTTCAGACTCATCTGTAAGCTGGCTGTCCGTCACTTTGCTAAGGAAGTCAAGAGTACCTTCATACTGCCTGATACTGTCTGGCTCAACACCATTCTCCAAGGCATCAGATATTCTCTTCTGTTTCTCATCAAGACGGGCATTAATCTCAGCCTCAATTGCATCACTCAGAGTCTCTGCATCTGTGACTTTGCCTATAGTCTCTTCGTCAAGGTTAGGGAAGATACCATCCACCGCCAAGGCATTGGCAATGGAAGAGTAGAAATTTTTTGGAGAAGTGTCACTGCCTTCACCAGTGGCGGCACCTCCCTTTTCCTCACTATTCTTCTCACTACCTACGCTCTCTGGTTGTTTGGTAACCTCATCCTCAAAAAGGTCTTCTGGGTTTACAACCTCAGTAGTTTCTTTTGTCTCAACATTTTCCTCTGGCTTCTCCTTGCCAGTCTCTACTGTAGTCTCCTCTACAGCAGGCTCCTCAAGATCACTGAAGAGATTGTCAATCTCATTTGATCCGAAGATGTTCTCTACGCCTAATGCTTCCATTGTTATCCTTCTCTTTT